GTTCGCCAAGACGGAAGCCTTGCTTGTTTCTCATAAGCCGAATTGGGCTCCTCGCGTTATCTATAAAGGTACCGACCTTTATAACGCGATATCTGGACCCATGTTTCAAGAGTTGATGGAGCGCCTTTCCTGTGGTTTCGACCACATGAAAGGTTCTCACAGGATTAGCGTTGCCTACAAGAAAACGCCGGAGGTTTACGTCAAGTCTCTCCATCAGGTTCCTGGAGAGTTTGTTGAGTCTGATTTCTCTGCCAACGATATGCGGCAGTGTTCAGACGTCATGCTCCTCGAGATGGCGCTTATGCGCCGTCTCGGTTGTCCGGAATGGTTCGTTAGGCTTCATCACAAGTCTAACCATTTCGTTGTTAAAAATAGGAGGCATGCCGTTTCTGCTCAGATTGACAATCAGTTGCCTACTGGGGCGACTGACACGACGTTTAGGAACTCGTTCTGGAACGCTACCATTCTTTATGCGTTCCTTCTGTCCATCAAATCACCGTCAAGTCGTTCCATTATACTTGGCGATGACATGCTCGCTCGCGTCACCGGGCTTCCTCGCTTTGCGGCGAAGAAGTACGTTGGCGTGGCCGCCGAGGCAAATATGGTGGCAGAAGTTTTTCGTCGTAAGTGTCTGGTCGATTGCACTTTTTGTAGCAAGCTGTTTGTTCCCCGTTGCGATGGCTCGCACCTAACGGTCCCCTTGATTGGGAAAGCCTTGGCTCGGTTTAACATGCGCGCTAACCGTAACCATGCCGTTTCCAATAACGCGTACATGGCTGGCAAAGCAATTGGCTACGCTTACGAGTTCCGGTTTTATCCTCCAATTCGAGACCTGTTTCTTGACAGGTTTACACACGAGTATTCCGTTTGTGGTCAACGGACGATTTCGGAGGAGGGGTTTTATGATTCCATGTCTTGGAATGCGCGTCAAGCTGGCATCACTCTTCGTGATGTGCGTGCCAAGCTTGTTCCATACGCCCATATCCAGCATGATGATTTCAACGCTTTTTGTTGTCACAGGTATGGTGTTATGGCCGGTGAGATGTTCGATTTGTTTGAGGACGTTGTCCTTTCTTTAGATGCAATCGACGTCTCCGGTAACCTTGTGGCCACTTGTGCTGCCGACTTTCTGTAGGCGGCCTTGTAAACGGCCACTCGGTTCCACAACCGTAATGCCACCTTCGATCGCAT